AAAAGCCATTAAAGCAGTGCGAGATGCTATTGTTAATTTTGTTCGTGATATTACGAGTAAAATTGAAGTTGCTAAAAAAGATCAAGAAGCAGTAGCTGGAAAAGATGAAAACATCTTTCAAATGGTTACTGAACACATTGATCAATTGACTGCAGCGAGAGAAATCTTCACTAACGAATCTGAACTGATTAGTTGGTTTAAGAGATACATGAGTCCAGATCAGCAAAGATTGCTGTTCTCCATGGAAGAAGAACTCGGAAGATACTCGAATATTGCTTATGTTTTAAAAGATTATGTTACAGATCGTAAGGTTTATAACATTACTGAAACTCATGAACAAAAAGCACATAACCGAGTATGTCATCAGTTAGATGAGATCAACCAATGGATTACTGACACTGCTAATGCCATTATTAATGGTAGTCCAATTCCTGAAGATACTCAATATTCTGGTAAAGCTTCTCTTGAAAACTATATTAGTGTGAACAGTGATGTTGATAAATTCGATATCTCTTCTGTTTATCTGAAACCAGAAGTGTTTGAATACGAACCTCTTTTGGATGTATTGGAATCCAGTACTGAAGCCATTTCTGAATGTATTAAAAACAATACTCACTTCATGAATGCTCAGTTTAGGAAGATTATAAATTACATTAATTTCTATTGTAATGACTTACTTCCTGTACTGGATGGGTATGTCAAATCCCGTAAAGATATTTTTACAGCAAAAGAAGAACAAATCATCAGTGACCTGTATAGTAACATCCGTAAATTGGTAACTACTTTATCTGCTAACTTGGTTAAAGACGTTACTGTTTATGTAGGTAAACGTAATTACTTCTTGGGTGTGATGGCTGGTTATCAAATTGTCTTCAGTACGCTGTCTGATGTCGTGGATACTTGGATTAAGAATAATGAAGAGTTTCCTGATTCAGTATACGATTCTGCTCAACGAATCAAAGAAGCTGCTGACAAAGCTTTAGAGATTTTTGCAAATCCTGTAATGGCTATTAAATAATAGGGCATAACGACTATTCTCCTCTACCTTTACGGGTAGAGGAGAATAATCTATTATGTATTAAAGATTTTGTTCAGATTCATGTAAGATGAAGTTAAAAGTAATGTCTTCAGCAACGGCTAAAGTATCATCACTTTGCACAATCAACTTCTTACGAAGAGTAGCACGTTTACCTTCATCTAATACAGTAAATGAAACAATATCGTCATTATTGCCAAGATTACGAACTTTAATACCCATTACATCTTTACCGTGTTCTTTTACCAGTGCGGCTACGATAGAAGAAATAGAAACAGTGTTCTTTTTCAGTTCCTCGTAAATCACACGGATAGAAGCGGTTTTGATTTTCTCTTGAATATCGTAATCAATGTATACCTGTTTACTTACAGTGAACCAGATTTGTAATGATTGAGCGGCATTAATAAATGTTTCAATACCTTCATTATACATTACTCTAAATTCACCCATAGTGGAAGATGGATAATACAAGATACGAGTTTGTTCAAGTGTTTTATCATTAATAGGTTTTAAGTCTTCAACAATCCAGTCTAAGAATGTTTCTACAATCTCTTCACGATAAGATTTAGCAATCTCATCTGTTGCGAAAAGATAAGTAGCATCCACCAGCATTAATTCTAAACGACGAATGACTTTTCGTGGTTCTTTAATAATTGGTCGTTGATTCTCATCCAGCATGACATCACCTTCTCGATGACGATATACTGGCTGATCATTCTCATCTAAAACAGGATCGCCTTTACGATGTCGTAAGTTATAAGTGACTTTACCATTAACAATGTTAACAATAGAACCAGTTGCCTGGTCTTTATCGTAAACATCTTCAGGATAAGTCAATGGTACGTTTTTATCGTATCGTTTGTAGAATGTTTCAGTAGCATGAGTACGAGCACGAGTCCAGAGATATTCTAGATAATGACCCAGACGAACATCGATAGACTCCATCAGACAAGCTTTAGCATCTGGATTGACCAAATGTAAACCAATTAAGTTATCCAGTTTAATTCGAGACCAATTAGGCATTTGGCCATAGAAACCAAACATGATTTCCCATTTAGCTTCTAGAGGAATCGGTACATCTAATTCACCAAAACCTTGTAAAGACATGTTTTTGACAATCAAGTTATGGTTTTCATCCAAGTCGAATCGAGTATCTAAATCAAATTGAAACATTGGTTCGTTTTCAGGAGTACGTCCAATGAACTTACCAGCCAGATAAACATATCCTTTGTCTTTATAAGGGTGGATCAGTAATTGCGCCCAATAATCATCATCCCACATCTTTTTATAGATGTCATTACTTTGCATGGTAACGATCAAACGATAACCTTTGTTGGTTCTTTCGATCGTGTATTGATCAATACCTAAAGCAATGTCAATCTTATCATTAGCAGTAATGAAAGATTTAGTTTTTGCAGTAGGTCTGTCTAAGTAATAAGGACGAAGACGAATCGTATCATGGTTGGTATCGACAACATAATGAAATGGTGAGAAGAACATTTCGTTAGTATTTACTGCCTTAGCTTTATTCTCAGAATTCATCTCTTTAATACGATCAATGTCTGATTTAGTCAGCATGGACAGTTTACCATTCTTCATGGAGTAAACAGACTCTGGAGTAATGGTTATTCGTGCATCATTATCGATAACCGTACCTGAACCAATCAATGCTGAAATAGAAGTCGTCAGAACTTCTACAGAAGAAGCAGCGGGCGTAATCAGTTTAGAGGATTCAGGATTAGGCATATCACGAACAGCCCAATAAGCACGAGATGTGACGTAATCTACAGCTTTAGTGATGTTAAAGCGATAGTCTTGAATCTTATCTTCGATCGCATTATTAGAGACTGGAATCTCATTAGGACCTACTGTGTTATTAATTACTCGTTCACGTAATTCTTCAAATGTTAATGCATCTCGTCCTTGAGAAATGAATGTATCTGACCAGATGGACATATTACGTAATGATTTCAATGCCGCACTGTATTCACCAATAGATGAATAATCACGTTTACGTTCACCTTGTGGAAAGAAATCGTAACTAAATTGACTAGGTGTGTATTCATCTAACTTCATTGAGATCTCACCCAAAGTAGAATAGATTTGTACACGAATACGGCTACCCAGTCGGTTACTAATCAAGCCATTATTACTCGTAGTAGATACATTATAAATCTTAGGAATCGTTACTGTTAAAGTACTGTCGTTAGTATTCTCAATAACCTTCAGTATTGCCGTTAGTTTATTGATGTCGTAGATATCTGGTGAATGAGTCGTGGTTAACTCTTTCCAACCAGTTTCGTCATTACCAGTAAAGACACGAGCGTAGTAATATTGATCATTAAAGTTTTTATTAACACTAATGGTTGTATTACTGGTAATAGAATCTTCAATGATTGTTTCGGTTACTTGAATTAAACGAATACGAATTAAGAAATGTTTTATTCCATCAATATTCGCTACGGAGTGTTCAATGATATTGCTTTCTAATTGCTGAATGGGAGATTTCTCAGCCGTATCGTAAGTGACACGGAAACCACCATGTCGTAACTGACGAATGTTAATAGGGTAATCCAACATAAAGTCAACATTACCGACAGTGATACGAATTCCTTTAGGAATACGTAATAAACGACCATCGTCGTCATTAGGCATCGGTAACATGATTTGTTCTAATTCGTCGTAATCGAAAGCTAAGACGAATGTAGCATCACTCGGTAATGCAAAAGCACCTACCCAATCAAGATCACTTAAATGATACCAGAGATCTTCATGGGTTTTTGCCGCAACAGGATACTGACGACGATTAAGTAACCAACTCTTACCTATTGCGCCAGCTGTTTGTACTGCAGACATTTCCATGAGTAATGCTACAGGGTTTTCTGCAGAAACAATACCATGGTTATTATTCAGTACTGCTTTTAACGTGGTCAAAGAGTCACGCATCAGCATGGCAGGACTACTGCCATACTTTTCTATATTTTTAACGATTAAAGAAGTATTATCTTCAGCCATTTTTCATTAACTCCTAGAAGTAAGGATTATTAAGGTCAGCTAACTGTATTAAAGAGGCAGAATTTTTCCAATTCTGAGGAGTACACCACCATTCTAGTTCACGACTAATTGGATTAATCCATGGGTATACTTTATTATTCATGATTTTCTGATAACGTTTATCTACCTTGATTAATTGCTTACTGCGGTATTTGTCAGCCATGAATGGTTGGAACATTTCTACAGTTCGATTAAATTGTTTAATAATGATTTCATCTAAGTATTCTACACCAGAACATGCAAATTCAACTTCTACTGTTTTATCGACATAAGGTCGATAGTTATCAGACTGGTAATCAAAATACGGACCAATATCAATACTGGTTGGAATGGCATAACCAGTCATGGCAGCTTCAGTAACGTAAGTCTTCGTTTCATCCATTATGAGTCGATAGATACGTGTGGTATAATCCATACGTCCGTTTGACAAATACTCGGGCCAAGGCATCAGTCCATAACTTTGAGTATAGACCATCCCGATATAAAGAATCCAGTAATAGTACAGATACATTAATGGATTACCTTTCATTGAGTTTAAACTCATGTTAAGGGAAAAGTCTCCTTTATAAGTAGCTGGACCATCAGCCATGATGTGGACTTCTTTGAGAATACCTGCTGCTGAACGACGAACACCTAATTGACCAGAAGGCCAACCAGTTAATGTTCTGACATTGTTATCAGAAATAGCAATAAAAGGATAACGCTTATCGACCAGAGGGCAACTAATATAAGGCATGAGTTCTGATCGATTAGGGAATCCAGGCATCGGCATCATGCACTGAGGACCAAGAATACAACGAATTGCTCGCATAATGGAATTTTCTTTATCTGTTAAAAGAGGAGCCATTTTACGATCGATTCTAAGATTATTCTTAGACATGTTTAAGTCTGGTCTTACTGTGAAAACATAACCTGGTAAGTTTGTATTAGGTTTAATCATCGGAACGTTAGTAACGATGTTTGGTCCTCTAAAGCTATCAGTCATGGATTCACTCACTGTGAATCCATGTTTTACTTTAACAAGACTGTCGATCATTTCTTTGATGGTTCCCGTGTAGTTATCACTTAGGATATCGTTGATACTAAATTTAGAATCTCCGATCTGTGTAATATCGATGGTCATGATTAGACTTTCTTTAAAAACTAGTTTTTATTGTTTAAATTAAAAAGGAAAACAAAATGATTAATGTAGTCGATTCTGGATTAACAGCCGTACGACACATTGGCGATACCTTAAAAAGCAATGCAGCGCGATTGCTTATGTCAGACGCAAATAACGTGTCTGCTAAATCTCTTAGCCAATACTCTCAAGAGTTGCAGCTTCGACCAACCATCGCCATTGAACGTGAAATTCTGAATGACCAGAACATGCAGACTTTGGTTCAAACCGCTATGTCTAACTACGCGGCTTATTATATTCTTGCCCTGTCTATTGATAATACTATTAATGGTGTGTCTGTAGGTCGCATGGTAGGTAAATACTCGCCTAACCGTTCTGCTTATAATAATGCAGCCGGAGTAATTGGTAGTGGTATTGGTGCGGCTGTTGATGGCTTAGTTGTTTCCCATCAGTCATACTTACCACATTTGGCTAAAGAAATTAAGAAAAATACTTTAAGTTCTCCTAAACTCAGCATTGAATCATCTATTCCTGATTTACCTAAAAAATTCCAAGGTGTTTATGCACTTTCTCGTGAGTCTTTGGGTGATGTGATTGCCTCTATGGAGCACTTTGATGCACTTGCATTGGAATATGGTACTGAAGCGGTAGCACATGCTTACAACACCGTAAATCTTGAAGTTTCTGCTGAAGCTTATATACCTGCTGCTACAAATGCTTCTATAGTTGCTACTGCCGGTACTGCTGCGGCCTCTGCAGCTGGTAAATATGTACTGGATAAAGCACGCCAATATATCGATTCTAAAGTAGACAAAGCTTTGGGTATTAATCAACCTGAAGAAGAAAAACCAGAATCCGAACTAGTAGGTAATAACGCACAATCTAATGCCAAAGATATTAACGAAATGCAAAACTTGGCAGTAGGTCGTCTCCTGAATGTATCTTTGTCTCGTGACAATGTTAAAGCAGACATTACCATGCTCTTGAAACCTACTTTGGTTGGTCTTCGTTCTACTTCTATTGCGGCTATTGCTGGTATTTCTAAGAAGCCTACTTCTTTCCGTGATCGTTGGATTGCTTTCTGGGATCGTGACCAAATTCAATCAGCATGGGACTGGATCTCTTGTCGTGATTTGGTAGAAGCTCACCGTCGTCATTTGGTTGAAGATACCACTGGTTATTACGAACAAACTTATAAGAAGAATAAAAACAACCAAATTTCTTCTTTGTTAACTGGTGAGTTCTCTGTAGGTACAGTGGCGAATACTTGGATTATCTCCGACATGACTGCGGCACGTGTAGAAGCCACTATTGGTGCTCGTTTGTCTAATAAACGTGCTCGTGATAAGTTTATGGCTGAATCTGGCTGTATGACTCTGATCGTCTATAATCCTGATTACCAACGTGTATTCTTGTACAACCATGGTTTGGATGATGTTTCAGAAATTACCATGCAGTACTTGAAGAAAAAATCAGAATCCCCTAATTTCGACATGGACGTGTTTAAATTGATGTCTCAAGGCTCTGCCCCTATTATTTAAACCATCAATGAGGTTATCATGAATCAAGATGTACAATTAGCTCGAGAAGCATTTAGTTTCTCTGCCATTTTTGATGGTATTACTAACTTTTTTAAATCCAACGATATTTCCGATATTTTGGAAGATACTCGTTCTCGTTTGCGTGATTCAACCATTCCGGCTGTTTCTATTGCAATCGAAGAAACACGCAATATTGATTTTTCAAACAGCAAAAGTTATCAAATGACTTTGCACAACATTCGTCGTCACTATGGTAACAATACTGAACGTCAAGGATTGTTTGAAGCTTTAGGTAATGTTACACTTCATGCCGAGAAGATTATTAATGAATTGATCGCCATGGTTTCCAAATACTTCCCAGAGAAGACTGACCGTAACTCTATTACTTATCCTTTGGCACAAATCATGGCATTGGGTGAAACGATTGATTTCTTAGTCGTTTTCGTACCAAAATATATTCGTTACTTCATGGCTTATCATTTAGAAGAAGTAGGTGGTATTCCTGCCAACCGTACTATTTCTAAACCACAAGACGAATACATTAAAAAGAACATGATGAACTTTTATCGTTCTATTGATTCTTTGGGTAAAGTAGACCTGAAGAACTTGGAACGTATGGTTCGTGGTATTCCAGAAGTAGCGATCAGCGAAGATGGTTCTGAGAAGAAAATGTTCAATCAAAACCGTCTGGATCCAACAGGTGCATTGCAACGATTCACTACTACCGGTAACATCTTGTACTACATCCAAATGGCTTGGGTGGATTATCAAAACTACCGTTACAAACTTTCTAAAGAAGAATTGGAATCAATTAAAATTGATATTGATTACATGAATTCAGTAATTAGTAGTGGTACTGGTGATGCTTATCTTGAGAAACAACGAGAGAAAGCTCATGAGCGTATGGCTAAGTTAGAATACGAAATCGATAAATACGAAAAACGTGCACTAGGCACCAGTTACTAACCGATAAAGGAATGTTAAGATGATGAATTCTTACCCAGAAGCTATTCTTGATATTCCTTACAGAAAAGAAAATAAATCAGAAATCAATGTTCCGTTTTCTATCTGTAAGGTAACGCCAGCACATAACCCAACCAATACTTATCATACACCGTTTAAACGTTTAGGTTTAAATGATGTTTGGCAAGTCAATAACATGGGTATCCGAACAATCAATACCGTGTCTAACACACCAACACATACAGTTGGTTTAGCCACTGGTTCTGAAGATGTGGATTACGTATACGCAATGTATACTGATCATCCAGAATGGTTTGAAGGTTCTTCTGAAGCAGCGTTCAAGAATACTGATTCTGTTATTAATTTAGCTTTGAATCTTCTTTCTAAAGATTACTATACTTTATTCGAAACCGCTTATAACAGTGGTTATTGTAATCGCCATGTTTGGGAAATGATTCGCGACATTATGCGCGATGTAGGTATTCGAGCAAATCCGGATGAACGACCTATGTTCCCACTGTCTTATCACTTAGAACTGATTAAAGACTACATGACTGAAAAATACAATAATCGTCAAAATGACGGTTCTTTGACTAAACGTACAGACGACTACACTGGCTTCAATAGCACTAGTGGAAGTTTTTCTAAATATATCTTTGGACAACCTAGCGAAGATAATACGATTAACTTTATTCGTCAGTGTATGACAAAAGGTGGTGTTGGTTTGTTGATTACCTACCTTAATGCCATGTATGGTTCTTTGGTTATTCGTAGAGAGATTTAATTATGGATAATAAAGAAAAAGTAGTCTTGTTAGGTACAAGACTCTTTATTAAGAAAGTAGGTAAGAAATGAGTTTGTTGGATTTAGCTACTGATTCTGAAGATTTTGTAGAAGAAGTAGAGAAACATCCTTCTGTGGAAAATATCCCAGAAGAACAACCTGAAAAAATTAACACTGATATTTCTGAAAATCGTGATAATGCTGAGGCTGTTAAAACTCTTTTGGATGTAGTAGAGTCTTTAGAGAATTTTAAAGACAATCTTAAACTCATGCAAGAAGAGGAAGTAGTCTTAGATCACGAATCTTTAAATTTATTTAACCAACGAGTAGCGATGGCATTTAATAAAGGTAAAATGGAAGCTCCATTGCCCCTACATTTGTCAAGAGAATCTTTTCGCAATACTTTCGGTCAAGAAGCTTATAACTTAATGATCGAGCGTCTCGAAGAGATTAATAGAAAGTTGGTAGAAAAACTTAATTAAGAAAGGAATAAGGCAATGGCTAGTTTGCTAGACTTATCTCGTGAAGAACACACTATTGATGAAACACCTATTGGTGAGCCTCAAGATATCAACCCAGAAGAACCTGAAAATGTAGCAGGTGATGGTAAAGTACAAAATGGTCCTGAAGAAAAATCAGATGAGTCCAGTACTGATGTAGAAGGTGCTGAAGATGCTCTGATTGGTGATGCTCTGAAAACCATCGCTTCTTTGGAAGCTGTAAATCGCACACTGAGCATGTTTGTTAAACATAAAGTGAAAATTGACCAAGAATCTTTGGTACGTGCTTACAGTGACATTTCCAAAGCATATGCGGATAATAACTTGAAAGAACCAGTACCATTGGTAATGGCTGTTGAATCTCATCAAACACTTGCTGACCGTACCCATATGGTTCAAGAATTGATTTGTTCTGTAGAATCACAAATCTCTGGTTTGTTGAAAAACGTACAAATGATTCAAGATAACCGTATTAACCGTATTAAAGCTCGTGTAGCAAGTATTTCTCGTGAGTCTTTGGAAGTATCCCAAGAAGTAAACATGAACCTTGCTAAAGTAGCGGTAGCTAATAAAGCTGGTGGTGGTACAATCAGTCAGCTTTGGAATAACCTGACCATGAAGCAATCGGTATATTTGCCGTTCGAAGCTAAAGACGTGAGCTTCTTTAAATCTATTAAAGTAGGTGATGAGAAAACGCTTGTAGAAACATTGCGCCGTAACATCAATAATTTGCGTACTGGTCGTCAGCTTGAGTTGTTCCCATTGGACTTCCGTTCTTGGAAAAATGGTTTTACTAACCAAATTAAGAACACTGTAGGTCAAGGTCAAGGAGTTAATATTGACATCCCAATGACTGATAAAGAATTGTGGATGGGTTTCTGTAAACAAATTAAAGAAATCTTGGATAAGAATCCAGACAAATCTTCTTTCTTGTCACGATTGTTGTTTATCGATACTCGCCATAACCATGCTGAAGTAACTGAACAAAAAGAATTTAATGAGCGTTTCGTAGGTATTCTGGAAGCTCTTTATAATCGTGCTGTTGAAGAATTCAGCCTCGGTGTTTCTTTTTTATCTAAATAAAATGTAATAGAGAGAAAGAAATTTCTCTCTATTATATGGTAAAATGCTCTTAAAATACACATTTTTGTTATTTTAAGATTTTTTAATCAAAAGCTTTTCATTAAACAATTTTTTTTTTAATATAGGATTACAAAAATGTCTATGTCTTTGTACGATTTGGCTCGAGCTGGCGCATTTGTTACCAACCTGAGCGCTGATGGCGAAAACGCTGAAACTATTACCGAAACTGCTCCTGAAGCTGAAGTAGATACTCCTGCAGAAGCTCCTGCTGAAACTCCAGTTGAAACTACCGAAACTGAAGTAACTGTAACTGAAACCCCAGAAGGTGAAGAAGTTGTAGATTCTAACGAACTGGAAACTGAACTGTTGGAAGTTCAAGGTGAATCTGAAACTGTTGATGACGAAAACGCTAAAGTAGAAGAAATCGAAGAACAAATCGACGACGCTGAAGAAGCAGCTGTTGCTACTGAAGCTCTGATTCACAACCTGCAATACACTATCGGTTACGGTAATGGCGTAAACATGGCTCATGCCGAATTGGTACGTGAACACGTTAACTACATCGGTAAATCTTTGGGTTGGGACAAACGCGATATTCCTAACTTGGATTACTCTCGTGAGTCTTTCTCTACAGTAGGCGCGATCAGCTTGACTCAAGAGTCTATCTTGCAAGCTGCTAAAAACATGCTGACCAAAATCATTCAGTCTATCATTGAAGGTGTTAACTGGGTTATTCAACAAGGTGTGAACATCTGGAATAAACTGTTCAGCTCTTTCGATAAAATGAAACAAACTGCTGAAAAACTGCGTGATTACGCTAAAGAGAAGTCTTCTTTCACTAAACTGAAAGAAGGTCATGAAATGATCACTACTCCTGCAGTTAAAGCAGTTTATGGTAATGAGACTGACGCTGGTCTGCTCCCAGCTATCGGTAACTTGCGTGAAGTAGCTACCGAATTGACCACTAATTGGCTGCCAATGAAGATTCAAAACGATGTTGAATCTTTGATCGATGGCGTTCGTAAAAATGCTGAAGGTGGTTTGTTGGCTTCTGCTGCGGCTCTTTACAATGGTGCTAGTCATGTTATGGACAAAGGCGTTGTACAATCTGCTAAAGATGCTGCTGGTGCTGTTAAAGACGGTGTTTCCAGTGCCGCTGATAAAGCTAAAAATGCTGTTTCTTCTGGTTTGGATAGCTTGCGAAACTTGGACATCAAAGCATTTGCTCAAGCAGCTGCTTCTGGTTCTTTGGACTTCGTTAAGAAAGGTGTTGACGCTGTAACTCAATTTGCTTTGTCTTGTGCTCCGTTCGTAGATCAAGATTTGAGCAAAGAAGCAATTAGTCGTTATGGTGTTACATTGCAACCTAGCGAAGCAGTTAAAGGTTCTAAACCATTGCCAGGTAACCGTATTGTTCTTTTGATTTATCCTTCTCTGCAAGAGTTTGCTAAATCTGGCGCAAGTATTCAGTACTTTAGTTTGGGTAACATTGCTTCTGCTCTGATGGCCGATAACAAACTGAAAGGTTTTGTTCAAGCTGCTAATAATACTGCTAAAGAAGCTATCGGTGGTATTCCTCGTTTGGAATTCCGTCTGGCTAAATTGGATCGCATTACTGATAAACGCATGGAAATCAAAGTACCTAAAATGGCTGAACTGGTTTCAGCTTCAGAAGGTCTGATTCAACTGTGCGAAGAATGTTCTAAACTGAAGAAATATTTGGATGCTACTGCTGCATTCTACAAAAAAGTACAACGTCAGTTGACTGTTATCAAAACTGCTTTGGCTGTTAAAGCTAAATTCTCTGGCAGCGTCGTTCAAAAAGCTTTGGTATCTGCTCTGAAATGGATCCGTGGTGCTCTGAACATCCTGCGTGAACCAGGTGCTTCTTTCTGTTCTTACATGGTAGGCGAAGTTAGCCAACTGGGTTCTGTAATCCGTGCCGGTATCGACAGCTACGAATCTTAATCTTTAAATAGATAATCTATTCCTCCTACCTGTAAAAGGGTAGGAGGAATATTTTATTTATGTCTTTTTATTTAAACATTATACAGACCTATATTATTAAAATGGATCCATTGCTTTTAGCTTTTAAAAGCTTATAGCTATAAGTTTTATTTTCATTTTAAATAAGAGGAAGTATAAAATGAACATGTCTTTAAATAATATTTCTAAAGGCAATTATGCCAAAAGAATTCATTGCGGTTATGATGATGCTATTGGATTTGATTTGTCTATCTCTTCTAGCCATGTTCGTGATAAAAGAAACGGCTTACTAGGTAGATACAAGTTTACTAAAGAATACTTAAATTGTACTTCAGATGTTGTTCTTGTGGCAGAACGAACAGGTATTGTTGTACCACTATATCCAACGCCAGAATATGTTGCAGAACGATATAAAGTTACACCAGTAAATGGTAAAGGTGTTTATGTTATTCTTCGATTCAATACGAATGGATGGAATGCCAGACATATCTTCGAATACTTTAAAGTATTCGATGAAATGAGCGAATCAGAAAAGAAAACCATTCTTGATAGTAATCCTATCATGTTAGAATTCTATCAGCGTATTCGTAATCGTTGGGCACCTTACTTCTCTAATCGAAAACCTGCTCGTAATTACGAAAGCTTGTTAGATGGTGAAGTCTGTGACGATATGGTATTCTTTATTTCAGAAGAAGATATTCGTAATAAACAAGTATTGTACGATAATGCTTTGGACATCTCTTTGACATTTGATGATATTTCACACAAACGTATATATCATCCAGCTATTACTACTAATAGCCAGAGTATCCCGTCCGAAATATTCAAGATGGTAAAAGATACACTAGATAAAAACGAACAGTTAGAAAGTATTCGTTTGGTATCTACTAATCCTATTGTCATGTATCGTAAATTTGGTAAATATATCCAGAAGTTTTCATCTAGAGAGCCATTACCAGGTGAAAAAGAAGGATTGCATTATATCGGAACAGCAGATGATGAAAATGGTAACCAATATACTGTTAATGAGTTTATTGAACTAGATGATCGAAATAAGCTTTCTGAATTATCTATTTTCAGAACTTACGACGAAGCTCGCAATTATAATTCTGATATAGAATTAACTAAGTTAAAAACCAAACATGAAATGGAGATGATGGAATTAAAGAAAGAAATTGCCATTCTCGAGAATAAGCATAAAGAGGAATTAGCCAAAGCTAAGAATGTAGAACTTACTTTGAAATTTAAAGAGTTTGTAGAAGATGCAGTACATAGACGTGTAATGCGTGAAATGGATCATCGTGAAAAGATGGACAATAAGAATCATCAACTGAACGAACGGTTAATGGATGCATTAGATCGTAATGAAGAAAGAGAATACAAGTTAGATGAAAGGATTAGTGATCGTCAGTACAAATTAAGAGAAAGAATACTAGACCAGAATGATCGTATTCAGGATCTTGAGCATAAACGCTACTTAAGACAAGGTGATATCCATAGTGCTGAATTAGCATTAAGGATGAAGATTGCTGAGTTGGAAAGTAAGTTGGGACATAAGCAAATAGAGAATGAACGGCAAATTAGTAATAACTGGTTATCGATGATATCTGGAGTATCGTCTATACTGGGTACAGTATTCAAGTTATTTGGTACGGCAACAGCTAGTCCGTCTGTTTCTAAATTAGGAACCGCTCTACAAATGTTATCTTCTATTAATCCTCAAACCATCAATCAAGTAAGAGGCATGTTTGGTTAGAAGTAAATAAATATTAGTAATATACTATTATATTGACCCCTCCAACCAAACTTAATAAAGGAACATTTGCATGAATCCCTTGTTAAATAAATTCATTAAAGACAATACGCCTGTCATCGATCCAAGGATCGGTGATGGTTTGTCTTATAGTGAATCTAATAAGATTCCCGCATTCATTGATCGGGTATTACGTATTAACTCAGCTTCATTCCCTAAAGGGTTAGTTTATATTGGTCTTCGTAAAGCAACACCACTAGAAGGATACAGATATCAAACACGAGCATTAAACAATATTCGTCGTTACGATATTAATCGTAATGATATTAGGATGTACGTGTTCCATTTTGAATTTAATGGAACACCGATGCAAAAATACATTTACTTACCATTCATTAGCCGACATGGCTTCATGCACATGAATGGTGTGAAATATGTTGTATCCCCTGTAGTTGCAGACGGGATTATGACAATTAAACCAAATAGTATTTTTGTAAAACTGATTAAGACAAAACTGTGGTTTGAGCGTTTCGTTTCTCAAATTGTAGTAGATGGGGTAAGGGAATACGTACCAATTTACTTTTCTAAGATTCACCATAAAGAATCAGATAGTAACTCAGGTGGTCGAATGATCAAAATGAAACCTACCTTGGTTCATTATCTTTGCTGTAAATACGGCATGACCAAGACACTAGAGCTGTTTGGTTTTAGTAATGTCTTAATGGTAAATGTTGATGAGTTTAAACAAAATCCAGATAAATACCCAAAAGAAGATTGGGTAGTGGTAGAATCGACTGGTAAGAAACCAGCACGATCTTACGCTTATGGATTGTACACGCCAATGCAATATTTATTCTTGGTACCTCGTCAACAGTACGAAAACATTTCTACGGCACCATCGGTATTGGGTACTTTGATTTACGTCTTGGAGCATTTCCCAAGTCCTAAACGAATGAATCCAGATACTGTTAACAATATCGATTCATGGAGATTAATGTTGGGTGAGTCTATCCGTTCTTCAGATGAACATTATGCAGTCATCAAGAATGCAATGGATAAACACATGATCTCTTTGGATGAATATGTTGACGAGATGGTGCATGATGATTTTAAACGAATTGGTTTTAGTCAAATTGATTCTGTCTATAAGCTGTTTATCTTCATCGTACAAAACTTCAATATCATGGTTTCTGAAGTGAATAAGATTGCGACATCTAATTCATTCTACGGAAAACAATTACAAGTATTGCAATTTCTTCTGTTCAATATTGTTAAAGCAATTAACCGATGCTATTTTGAATTAAATGGTCTTCGTATTGAACAAGAACGAGATCCGAATAAAGTGATTAAGGATGACGATATTCGTAAAATCTTGGGTAATATCCGTCCAGAAGAAATCATGCGTATTAAAGAACATGCCGAGATTATTCCTGTAGAAGATCCAACCGATTTACCTTTGTTGAAATTAGGACGTATTGTCGTCCCACAAGAGAAATCGGATAAACTACGTACATCTAAAACATCTTTCGATGTAAGTTCTCCAGAGAATAAACTGAATGCATCTTTGATCGAAGTAGGTGCTGCTTTGGATATGGCTAAAGCAGACCCAGCAGGTCGTAACCGTATTAACTTGTTTGTTAAACTGTCTGATGATTTAACCATCATTCCTAATGAAGAGCTAGAGCCAATCATGTCTTCTTTGCGCGATAAATTAGGACAAGACTAACTTTAAAGGAAACTAATCATGTATAATCAATATACACAAAACAAGCAAAATGTTATTAAACAATGCTTGGATCAACAAGTAATGGGTGCTGATACTCCAGCACGTCAATTGTTGGTACAAAAAATGCAAGTAGATGCTAAGTACTACCAAGATGTATTTAATACATTGTGTAACCGTGTAGAATCGCTGTATCTGCAAGGTAAGTTAAATCCAGAGGATTATAATTCCCTGGTTAATTTGGCTTACGAAGTATACAACGACTATGTAGCATTCTTTGCGATCAATTACGGTACCCACAATATCACACCCGCTCCCGATATTAACACACATCAAGCAATGCAACAAGCTGCAGGTATGTATGTGAATTATCGCGATGGTGATCAACGATTCTTGTTGTCGTTCTATCAACAACAAATGATGGGTAACCAACAAATGCAACAAGTGCCGCAAATGCCATTTGGTAATAACATGCAAATGCAGGGTTTCCAACAACCTCAAATGAACATGTATGGTCAAATGCAGCCAATGCAACCACAGATGATGCAAGGTTACCCACAGCAACAAGTACCGCAACAATATGGCGGTGGTTTTGCCATGACTATTTCTAATCCAGGTGCGTCTAATACCGCAAACATGGATATGAATTTAATGGGTAATAGCGCTACTCAACCAAGCAAAACTTCTAATACTCTTACCGAAAATCAAGCACAAAATGCATTCTTCAATATCGGTAATCGTAACTCTGGTAGAGAACTCAAATTCAACTACTACATCAATACTGGTTATTCTGATGAAGAGATTTCTAAACGTAAAGAAGAACAAACCTTGGAAGAAATGCGTCTCAAAATGGAGGCACATAATCGCCGAGTAAGAGAAGATGAATTGCGACGTAAGGAAGAACGTAATCAACAAGCAGATAATTCGTTAGAGAAGATGTTTGTCGATACAGTATCCAAAACCCCTGAGGAACATCAAAAGTTCATCAGTGATATGGAAGATCCAGAAAAAGTACAGAACGCCATTCAAGAAGCATCTATTCAAGTTGGACAAATTGCAACATCTAAACCATACTACGAGTTGATCAGTCATTCTGCCATGAATAATGGCGTTACTGAATCCAATACAAGTAGTGTGGTAGATTTTGATGAACAACCATCAAAAGCAGTGATTGAAGATGATTACGATCCTCTGGCTGGTTGTGATTATCTTGAAGACGCACCTCCTGAAGATGTACCAGTGCGCGTATTGAAACGTCGACCTAATCGCGTTATTAATACTAACTGGATGGCAATTCCTGAAAAGGATCTGGATGTATGGGTAGAAGGTAATGAGGAATTGGACGAACACCGTAGTGAGTTTGTTCCTCGCGATTTGTATCCTGTATACGATGATGAAATTGAATGGGTTAAAGAAGGTAACGAGTACGTAGGTTACCTGAACTATTCGGCTGAAGGTAAGTATTATCGTGAGCCAGTAGCATTCCGTAACCCATCTTGGAATGTTTGGACAATGACCAAGTATACTGAACGTGGTTATTACTTCATTCTTGACCGTTTTAATTATCCTGTTCAGAAAACATACAAACTTGATGAAAGACAAATCATGGAACGTAAAAACCACATTATCCCAACTCATCTTCCTGTAGAAGGAACTTACCAAACAGGTATTCCGTATAGCGAAACCCATGGTGATACTGATCTGCTTAAAGCGGCTGACAATCTGCTGCTCTCTGACGAAGAGTTGAAAGAACAATTAGCAAAACTTTCTGAAGAAGAGAAAGAATTCGCTAATGTGGATTACGATGGTACGACTCGTGAGGTATTGAATCTGGATGAATTGGTAAGCGCTTGCTTGGTAAGTCATCAAGAATACCGTCCTAATTCTAAAGCAGCGGTTTATCGTGTGGTTACCAGCAACACCACATTCTGTAAAGAACGCCAAAATGACACATTGGCATTGATTAAAGAATGTGAAACCATGGATGATTTTTACGAAACCATTTACAAACCTATCAAAGAAGCCGAACCTGTTCTGGCTAAACGTTTGGTAGATTTACTGGATCGTAATTATAATCGAGTAATGGTTAAATGTGGTCTTCCTAATGTGCGTGTTACGTGTAGTATCAACATTTACAAAGATGTTGAGAATACCCAAATCCTTCCTAATCCTCGTCGTGAAGAACAATACAAACTTTCTCTGAAAGAAATGTTTGAAAACTTCATCAGCGAAGAATTTCTGAAAGATGGAGTATTGTTGCATGATGATGAAGAATCTCGTTATCTTTCCGTATTGCCTGTTACTGGCTCTGTATTGGTCGTAGATAAAGAGATGAATGAATTTGAAGGCGTAGTAGGTCCAGACCAAGAAAGTCGCCAGAATCGCTGGTTTGAGCTGTCTGAAGACGATTATGTAGAATTGAATACGTTCCTGATTAATCTTATTGATCGTACTGAACCACAAGCTAAAGAATTCTACATCATTACTAAAGATGGTTTCTTAATTGAGGCAATTAAAGGTTATAGTACTTATAAATCTGAAAATCGGATTTATATTCGTATTTTAAACTAACGGAATAGGGGCAGTTTAACTCTGTCCCTATGACATCAACTCAATAAAGAATTAAATCAATGGGTAAACTCACGCCTAAGGATCCAGTTATCTTTAATACCTCTTTGGAATTAAAGGAACAATTAGAGATCGCTCGTTTTATTCGTCAGTCTGATTTAAAGTTTAAGGAATCAGAATTCTTTAAACAATTAGAAACCATTCCAGACGAACGTAAAAAGAAATACACCGATGTAGTTATAGACTTTAATTTGGTGTGCCGTCATCTCAAAGAAGCTTTTTGGAAGATGGACAAGCTTGCTAATGACAGATATGTCGGACTGGATTACTCACCCTATCCAGTAAACCGTACGATTCATTTCGAAACACCTTATTTAGCAAGATACACTAAGAATGAAAAATTCATTAGTGCACTTAACCAAATTAACGACCATCTTCAAAAGATCGTTGACATTTTAGGAAACTCTTTTGATATTGGGTTACTGACTGCATTACTTGGTAAACATTCAAAAGGATTCGTATCGGCACTTAAGTTTAGATACGAAAAAGATAAATTACAATATTTCATGATCTATACGAAAACGTATAAATCATCTAAGATAAACAAATGGTTTGATTTTCCAATAAGGATTTCTATGAAATAGACAACTTTTTAAATTTAATAATTTATTAGATTTAATTAACCTACCAATTAAAATTAGGGTCTATAAAAAGTGGCGAGCATAAATCCCTAGGGAGACCATTCGGTCTCCCTAGGGTAGCAAGCTATTTTTAGTTTGAATTACTTCTTTTTTAGTCAGAAGCTCCATCTTTAGAAGAGTCAGGACCTAAGTTAGAATCACCACCTTCTTGGTTTCCTTCACCTTCATTATTACCTTCTTGGTTTTCGTCTTGGTTATCTTCACCAAACTCATCACCCATGAAGTCTTCTTCCATACCGAACTCATCACCACCGCCTTCATTGTTATCGCTAGATTCATTATTAGAACTAGAATAATCATCACCTTCACCAGCCATATCGTTAGCTTTCAATACAGCAGATGTAGATTCAGCAATCGTTTTACCTCCTTTAAAGAATTCAGTCATTGCTTTAATCGTCTTAATAGACAATTCACGAATCGCTTTATTCTTCTCGTAGGTTTGCGTGCCATCTTCAGCAATGGTAATATAATCCATGATTTCAGGCATGTAGTTATTTTCTAACATCCAAGAACGTAACAAGTCACCTTTAACAATAGCAGCATATTCATCTACCATGTTCACACCATCTTCAGAAATTAAACTTTCTGGGATGATCTCTTGACTGATGACATACGAGATCGCTTTATCTACACGTTCTTCGTATTGAGATAACTGTTCTGCTTTAGACTCATGGTTATCGTTAGGAGGAGCAGGTAGATTAACTTCCAAGCTACTAACAAACTTATCTACAATACCATCTACTAAAACATTAATTGCTGACTTAGACATACCCTCAGTAGTTAGTGTCTTATCACCAGATGCTTCGCGAATATTCTCGATAATCTCGATTAAGTTATCTTTAATAATTTCGCGTAAACGTTTTAAAAGATAAGGGGACACACCAATTGCTTTACGAATAAGATCAGTCAGTAAAGGATTGAAACGATCTTGTTTTTGGAAAGCAATTAAGTTAGTAATAAAGTTACCTTGTAATACGTTAGCCGCAAATTCAGTAGATAAAGAGTTATCCACCATGTCAGGAGTCAGACCAGTACCCATGATGGTATCTCGTTTAATACCTTCTGCAACGTCATTATCCGGAGCAGGAATATCGGCAGTCGTACGAGAGATATCGTGACCAATTTGAGGAATCTTAGGATTATCAGATTCGATAGCCATACGGATATTAGATTGATTTACCCTATCTTCAATAGTCTGTACGTTAGAAGCACCAATAATCAAACCAGAGTTAGATCGTGATTGCAATGCCATTACATTAGCAATTTGAATAGTCTTGCGAGGATCAGGATCCTTCTCGTCAATACGTAAGGTTACTAATGTTTCAGGAATGGAATTCATAATGCCTGCACGTAATTGAGCGAGCATGAATTGGATACGCAAAGAGATTAACACTTTCATGTTATCCAATAATGAAATACCGAAACCACGATTATCGTAATCAAAAGCCATGTAAGACATGATTTCTTTAGGAATGAACAGTACGCGGGTACGTTGACCTCGTAAAGCACGATAGAACATGATGCGTGAAACTTCTGAAGAATCACCTACATCTAAGTTCTTACCGTAAAGACCATTTTTTAAACGTTCTAGGATATCTTTAATAATGGCATTAGAATGGATACGTGACAACATTTCCAATTGGCGCGATTCATCTAAGTTATTAGAGAAACCTTCAAACATCGTCTTACCTTGTTGAATCAAGGAAGATGCCATAGTACTGGCTGTTTGACGACTGTTGTAACCATTAGCCAATTCACGATAATAGTTAATTGGTTTAGCCTTAGAAAGAGGGTTACCTTCCTCATCATGTAATGCCAAATATCCTACGTGTTCTGAAGGAGAACCTGGTTTAAAAATAGGAACAACCGCTTCTACTGGATAATTCAAGAACAAAGGTTCGTCAAGATCCTCACGTGCGGTTTGTTCTGAAGTTTTCATTTTCTTCAGTTCAAGAGCATCAGTCCGATAACTATTTACATCATCAATTCGTCTAAAGATTTTATCAATAATGTTTCTATCCGAAACTATCTCTCTATCCAGACTGGTTGACTGAAAACCAGTAGGGATACCAGCCATACGACGAGATTCTTGAGAAAGGATTTCTTTCTTAACAGCTGACTGACGCAATATATTTAAATCGTCAGTTACTTCAATCAAGGTATCTTTGCAACCGGATAGATCAATTTTCCACACGCCCTCTTTAGAAATGTTTACCTCTTTAGAATTATTTACTTTAGAGTTTGCCGCATCTTTATGAGTTTTAGCATACTCTGCCGGTAAGGTAAATTCTATGCTTGTAGGTGGTTTAATTACAGTAGCGTAATTAGAAGATCTAAAACTATTGTGAATGGTACTGTCTGTATCGTTATCGGTATTACCGAAATGAACTTCTACAGACTCACGAGCCAGCATAGGTCGATTCACTAATTTATTTTTAGTTTCAGCACTGTAACCAGGATCGCCTAAGAATCCACGAGATGGTCGATTATTACTATCTAGTAAGTTATTAACATGAGACAAAGATTCTCTAGATAACTGAACGGTATATGACTCTCGGCTATTTTCTACAAGATCACCATTAATAATATCATCCAAAGATGATTCAGGAATGACTGCGGTAATATAAGCACCTTTTAAGAAAAGAATATCGTAAAGCATTTTATAAAGTCTGCCTTCTATATCAAAGTGTTTCTTAAAGTACTTTTTAATTTCATCAGTAATAACTGTAATAGTATTTTGTGGGAATAAATTACGTGGAGGTCTGATTTGTAATTCTGGCTTCATTAAGTATTTTGGAGACAGAATATAACTACAAAGAATTTGAGCAGCTCGCTCCATGTCTGGAAGCAGCTGCATGATGGTTTCGTTATCATCAATCTCTTGTGCTTTTTCAGAAGAGATACCCAACATGTAATCTAAGTCAGGAGTAGTACTGGCTAGCTCACCATCATTTTTAAAAGATTCTTCTTCTCGTGAAGAGTTAAGTTTAGCAATTAAAGCATATACCGATGGGTTTTCTTTAATTGAAGCATTATCTATATTAGCTGCACCACTTCTATTTTTTAGTTGCAGTACAATATTTTCAAATAACTGGTTATCCATTGTTATTTATCCTTAACAGTGGTTAATTTATAGTAAAAGGTCAAAAGGCTATGTTACCTGATTTCGATTATCACTACAGCGTCTATATTGATAAAAATATAGGCTTGGTATCGACAATGATCATTAAGTCAGAATACCAAGCACACGACATGAATAACGCTGTTCGTGTGAAAACAAGAGACATGGATGCTGTAGACGAATATCGTCCAGATACATGGATCTATTATAAGCATATCTCTGGTGAATATCACGAAACGGATACACCAATGACAGTCGTATCAATGGATACGACTGAGACAATCATATTCAATAAAGAGAACTTAAAAATACACCGTACAACAAGACAAGAATATTCTTACGGTACTAAGAAATACGAAGAATTAGTTGAACGTTACCCTGATAAAGAATTACTCATTAAAGGCATTCTGAATCCAGTAGATATAGATTTCGCCATTCAGGCAAAAGAGGGTACAATCTTATCTTACGATAAATCATTCGTAGAAAGTAACGAATATACATTAATGGAACGATTGCAGGATTGGATATACGGCATGTATAACCGATGGTACCAAAGCCAGTATAATCTTAACAATCGTTATTTTAATATTGCTTTCTGGGGTACGTTTTATCCTAAGTTAGTAGAAGCATTGATGACTATTCGTTTAGAGATGTGTCTAACCAATGAAGCACATTCTTATCATTATCGTCGATTCTTAGCATCTCATGGTTTCTTAGATTTTTACCTAGATCAATTAACACCTAAACAAGCAATTATATTCTATAAAAATATTCGTTGGGTAGAAAGATACGTTGGTCAACGACATACTCAGAAATGGTTGATTCAAAAGATTTTAACTTTAAGAAATTTACCTATTTCTGAATACAACATGTTGCAAAAAGATGAAGACATTGTTGATACTGCTAAAGTTACTCCAGTGTTTGAAAAAGTATCGTTAAATGGATTAGAGTACATCATTCCAGAACTAGATACTCTTTCATTGAAAGACATGTTGGATAAAGAAGATCCTCTTGCTCCTTATAACGTAAAAGAAAGAGAAAATCTAGAAGTCATTGCTCGTAAAGATACTTCTGGTTCTTTAGATTCTTTTATTAAGACTAAGATCCTTCAATCTAAAGCAATCGACTATTCTGGTTCTGAACAATTTACGTTAGAACGAGCTTTAGTAGATACCTGGATTGAAATGGCTTCTCGTGGATTGTATAAAGCATACATCATGGTAAACCATCCGTTGACTGGTGAGTTAATTCCATTATCTGGTAAAGATGCTTTATTGCTTTATACTTATTGTATCTATCGTTACTACGACATTAAAGAAAACTGTATTCCTGATTATACAATCGGTATCATTCCTCGACTAGAGAAACCTTCTAAGAAAGAATTAGATAACTGTGTTCCTGATAAAGCTTTATTAGATAAAGAATGGAATACGTTTATCGATTCCCACTACATGAAGATTCGTCCAATTGTTGACACGTTCTCATTTTACGAACAAGCAAATGAATTGTTTAAACGATTAAACGAAGGTATTGATCGGGTTAATCAAGATGAGCATTTAGATGGACGTGCTTATAAAGAAATGCAATTTTATAGACTTTATGCTACTAAATTGGTTTCTTTTAGAAAACCAGGAATGCAGACATTCACTCAGTTTCTAGATTCTATTTCTTTAAATTTAAAAGACGTACACAATCGAACTGACTTTTTAAAATTGGCAAATGACATCTGGAAAAAAGCAACAGGTTTAAATAACGTTAAAGTGAATTCTTTGTATAATACACACAAAGCAATGATCCAGTTATTGACTAAGCTTTCTTCTTATTCAGTGCATTATATTCGTGAGATTAACGAACACCCTATTACTTCTACCAACATGCGTTCATTGCGTTTAGATGGTGGTGGTCGTAAGAAAGGACGTTATGTTGGTGATCTTAATGATGGTACAGCAGTATCTGTAGTTGATATAGAAACCAGATCACACCAAAGTGCACTAGATCACGATTATACAGATAATAAGATTTATGCAGAACCAAGATCTACTGGTAAACTACATTTTAATATCTCTGTGGATGTTAAGAATATTGATGTTCCTGGTAGTAATGTCCGTTTGATAAACGATATTCGTATCGGTACTTATTGCACTACTCCTGCGGATGATTTAACAGGTATTGAAAATCCAGGTAATTTACCTGCTATTCCAGGAATGAGAGCGTTCTTATCATTGCCATTAAAAGAGAGAAGAAAAATGATTGATGCCTTTGAAGGTTGTTTGGACTGGGATCCTTTCCCAGAGAATCGAGAACCACCAAGAGAAGATATCGAATGGAACTTCCAAGTTAAATCTATTGATGGTTTTGATTACAACGAATAGTATCGTTAGGGGTAGAATACTACCCCTACCACGATCTTTATGACGATACATTGAATTTACTAATTTTCACCTAATAAATTAAAAGGATGATTAGCAATGGCTAAACCAGTTATTCCAAACAAACGCACAGCGTTTGAATCAGTACGTACCTTAATCGGTAACGAAAACCAAGTCATTCGAGAACTTGGCCTGCCCTATACAGTAAAACCAAACACCACACTTAACCAACTGCTGGGTATTAACCAATCCATGCATCCACCTCACACTACGATTCCTACTATTGGATATTTCTGTATTGGTTATGGTGGTATCTCTTTGCAAAACTGTACCAATGACAGTGATGCGTTCCCTATGCCTAAAATCTTCCAACATACTGCTGAAGATACTGGCTTATTTAAACCCGTTCCTTTTGTCATGCGTGAGTTTAATAATGACTTAACCGCTCAAGAACGTACGAAATATGCTTTGCGCGTAGTGGAAACTTATAAAGGTGTTAAATACTATTCTTATTATTTAAAACGTTTAGATCTTTCTAATACTCGTGTTGAAACAAAAATCATTACAGTAGCGGATGATGGTAGTTTGTCAGAAGAAGACTATAGTCCAACTACTACAAACCTGAATCCTATTGCTCAGGAACTTTCTGCTGAACGAGAAAATATTCTGAAAGCAAAATATGGTCGTTCTATTGCTCAGGTTAATGTAAACATTAGTCGTGAAGATGTAGAAGAATTGAAGAATGTATTCAACATTCGTCATGGTGACCCTAACCGTGCTTTGATCACTGAAATCGGCTTGGTATCTGGTGTAGATAAATTAGTTGAAGTAACAACTTCATCTGGACGTTCTCAGTTTCAAGAAGTGATTGCAGCTCAAATTGCACACATTAACGCAACCATTCAATATCTGGCAGCTGTTAATGATGGATTCGATTCTATCTTCAATCTGGGTGTAAACGAACCTCTTTATAATTTGCAACAAGGTGAAGTTTCTTTACAAAATCTTGGACATTAATTTAAAGATATAAAAGATGAATTTTCCAAATACCAGTCAATGGGAATTCACTTTACTCGGTATTGACCCAGGTTCTAGTAACCTGGGTATTTCTATCTACAAGTTAGATTTTAATACACTGGCTATTAAGGAATCTTTTGCGTTTACCATTTCTGCAAAAGATACTTGTTTTTATAGTCGAAATACCAGTAATGAATTTGGTGATAAGATCGCCAGATTACAAGCAATGAAGTCAGAATTGGCTGAAGTATTTAGGTATTATTCTCCTTCGTTGATTGTTTGTGAATCACCATTCTTTAATTCATTCACACCAAATGCTTATGCAATTTTGATTGAAGTCGTAAATCTTATTCATGAAACCATTTGGGAATATAATTATCAAATACCTTTCTTTAAAGTAGATCCACCTACTGCTAAAAGAGCAGTAGGAGCAAAAGGAAATGCTAAAAAAGATGAGATGACTCAGGCAATTATCGAGATTAAAGATAGACTAAAACTAAGGAATAATCCGTTAGAATTAGATGAACACTCTATTGACGCTTTGGCTATTGGGCATTATGGGTATTTGAATTATGTCTTAAATTTAAATAGGTAAAGACATGAGTTTGAACTCGATCGAAAATAATACAACATCTACTGACAATTTGGATGTTAAGAAAATTAAATTGTTAAGAATCTTAATTAATTTTAAGAAACGACCGGAACGAATCATGAATGGCTTTTTAGTATTGGTTACTGCACTCATGATCGTTACAATTGTAGGACTTACCTTTGAAATTTTAAAGCTGAATAATGATGTAAAAAGATTGAATAATTCAAACCGATCTTATCAAGAAATTAATGAAAAATTAATAAAGACAATAGAAGGTAATCGTCCTCCGGATTATTTAGATAATCAAGAGCCTTAAAAAATGGTTAGAAAAACAAGAGCAACCAATAATGTACTTGACCCTATGGTTAAGAAAGGTTTGATTACGATTGATAACGAATTAATACTCGCTAATCGAAAAGAATCAGATGAAGGACTCAATGGTTTAATTAAAGATTATCGTGAAATCAGTGATAAACACTCTAGTTACGAGGATTTGTCTGAAGACATTACCGGAATTGAATTCAAACAATTAATTAATCAATTAGATTTTAAAGATCGTGTAAAACTTGTTTATCGTTATATGGTTGCAACAGGCAATATTGACGATGTAGAAGAATTTGGACGCAAGGTTAATAATCTCAAACTGACATTTTTTAAATGGTTTGGGTTTGCTTGTTTAATCTTATTTGTCATGACTGTCAGTGGTGTCGTTACCATGGGTATTGTTACCAATGATATCGATAGTAATGGTTTGATTAATTCGTTTATGTCTATTATTAAAAAGATTCTCGATATGTCTATGGGTAGTAAACCTACCATTGATTAAAGAATATTATTAATCTATAAGGAATAGAATTAAATGGCTAAAAGTCTATTAGAATTGTCCAGAGAAGGAAGTACTCCGATTGTGAGTGAGTCCGATCAACCTAAACCTAAAGAGCAAGGACTTTCAAAACTTGAGAATCGTGGTAAAGCTATTCGTGAAAAAGAATTTACTATCTTTGCACGTATCATGAACTTTTCTCAACTGAAAAACGCTGATCGCGGTGAGATTCAAGAACAGTATATCATTCCGATCGAACAAACAGAAGAGAATGCAGGTAAAGGTTCTATCCGTGTACGTAAGATTACTGCCCGTAATGGTCGTTCTCGTTACGAATTAACCACTAAGAATAAAATGGGTGAAGGCGATAGTATTGAGGTTACTGTATCGACTACTAAAGAAAACTTTATCCAGTTTAAAGTATTGTCTACTGTAGCAATGTTGAAACATCGCTATACTTTTAATATTAAAGGTACCGATAAGAAATGGGAAATCGATGCAGTTCCTGATGGCAATGGTTCTTACTGTCCATGGGTTCGTTGTGAGATTGAAGTAGACGATCTTAACAACAAAGATGTTCCTGAGTTACCTTTAGAAGTAGAAGAATTGATTCTTCCTCCAGAATTAGGTAAGTTGACTCAAGAAGAATACGATGAGAAAACCAAACCCATTATGGATCGTTTCTTTACTTCTTCTAATCCTTACATTGATGATGAAAACAGTGCTACTACTGAATTAGAAGGTGAAGTAGATACTGATGATGAAGGTCAAGAAGAAACTCCTGAAGATAAAAGTGATGAAACTACTACAGGCAAAGAAGTCATGTCTGTAGATAACATTACTGATGAAAAAGATACTGCTGAAAAAGTAGAAGCTCGTTCTGAACAGATTGTCGATAAACGAGAAGAAACTGAAGAAGCAGAGAAAGCCGAAGAAGAGAAAGAGGAAGGCGGAGAAGATGGTGATACTTCCGAAGAAGGCGATTCTGAAAAATCTGAAGATGGTAATGAGCCTGAAGGTGAAGAGGGTAAAGGCGAAGATACTGACGAGACTGAAGAAGTCTCTAAAGAATCTTACGAATACTTAAAAGGCTTAGGTGTTGACTTAAGTAAAGTAAAAGTAAGTGTCGACATCTCTCAAGAAGGTTTTGGTTCACCAGAATGTATTCATCAAGACAATCCAGTTACACCACCTGTTGAAGTAACTCAAGGTGAAGCTACTGGTGAAGAAATTGAAACTAAAGAAAATCCTTACGAACCTAGCTTGGATGCTATTGTTAAGATGTCTAAATTCCAAGAAGGTGAGCGAGACTTTAATGTGAAGTCAGCTGACGATTGGTCATAACTTTTTAATATTGAAATACTCTCTACTCCTCATCGGGGTAGAGAGTATTTTTATTTATTTTAAAACCTATACTATTATAATGGTTAACCACATCTAACTTTATAAAGGAAACTACAATGCAAAAAGAATTAATGGATAAAATCGAAAACCATAATCGTAAGATTAAAGAAGCTTTTAATATCGAAAGTACTGCCAGTACTAAAGTAGAAAATGAAGTATGTATTACATCTAGTACTTTCTACTTTGTCAATCATGACGAATGGAAGCTAAATACGAAAGAGCTTGATAAAATTATAGATGAAAAGATTGAAAAATCTATTCATGATGCTGAAGTAGATATAAGTCATTCTTTTAAAGGTAAGAATGTAAAAATATCTAGCTATGCATTTTCCTTTAAAGGAAATGATTTCATTAATAACTATTATTACATACATGCTGTAAGAATCATTCCTAAAAAGAAATCAGATTAAATATTTAACTGCAGTAAAATCTATGTTATAAACCAACTAAATAAGGAAAGTAAAATGACTGAAAATGAAATTATTGAGGTGATTAGCAATAGTCATCTTGGTGAGTTATACTCGGAACTAAAAGAAGTTTACGAGAAAAACAAACACAAAACTTTGGTTAATATTAATAAAGAATTATCTTTAGGTACGGAAAATAAGGCTAGATACATTATCATTACCGATATCGAACATTCAGATATCGTGGATGAGGCATTTGAAAAGATTAATGAATGCATTGATGGTCAATTTCCTAAAGGTCTTCCTACTGGTTCTGTTGTATACTTTAGTAACAAAAAGAAAAATAGTGGAAGAACGTTAGTCTCAATAATCGTTGGATTAGAGATTGATGGCGTTTCTGTATCTTTTTACTTTGGCTATGTAAAAAACCCAACTAACTAAAAAGGAAATTAATTATGCAAAGCTCTTTTATTAACCAGCTAAAAGATCTCATCGCCAGTATCTATCCTAATCCTAAAGTAGATTTTAGGAAAACATTTAACGGTGATACTCAATCGGATTTGATCGTATTGTTCGATGAAGAATTTGATAAAATGGAACCTAAGCTGATCGAGTTTGCAAACCAATTCAATATTTGTAAATTTCCAGATTCTACTATTAACATTTCTCGCGATCCTAAGATTCATCATCGCAAACTTTACGTATTTAAATTCAAATTAGGCCCTGGTTACAATAAAAAATTCGTATTTCTGAAAGGTGTTAAAGAATACGAAACACCTATTGGTGATTTTGAAGTTCTCGAAAGAGAAAGTTACTAACTTAATAAGGAGTATTAAAATGAACGATGAAGTTAAACAAGATGATACTAAGATTAAAAGCTTAGAAGTGGAATTTACTAGTGATAACTATGTAAGTCCAGGAGTTACTAAATTTGCAGAGCATTTCTTAGATAAAACCACTAATCAAAATCAAGAAGTTGATAAAAGTATTAGTGATAAGCTTAATGATTTCTTCGATAAAGAAAATTCTGAACGAGAATCTGTTGAAGAAGAAATCACTCAAGCAAAACTTTTTATTGCTAAATTACTTAAGGAATATCACCTTTTACACGAGATTACTGAAGCAGATAATGACGGTTATTATAACGTTATATACAGTACCATTTACGAAGACTACGAAAAGGTATTTAAAGATATCGTTGAATTTAACCAAGGTGATTCTGATATAGAAGCTATTGGTTTTAGTAGTAATGGTGAAGAAATTTCTTTCGTAACGAATCCAGAAAAGAAAGATATCACCATTACTTGTCGATTTAGTCAGAATGGTAAGAAGTACCAAATCCTGAAAGATGATTTCGTCAAGGTACACACGTTTAAATCTTGTATCTCAGATGGAGAAATGAGTATTGTTGAAATTAAACTATACCGAATTCAATCATTGAAAACATTTACTAAATCTGGTGGTTATAACCCAGTTGTTCATGTTGGTGAATTAGGTGGTTATGTTGAAGTAGAGGATAACCTTTCTCAAGATGGTAACTGTTGGCTATTTGATAAAGCAAGGGTTAAAGACGGTGGTAAAGTACTTGATGATGCGATTGTATACGATAAATGCTTGGTAAGTAGAAATGCCATCGTTCGTGGCAGTTCTGTTGTTGGAGGTCATTGTTTTATTACGAACCAATCTGTTATTATCGATAGTAGATTAGAAGGAAATGTTATAGTAAATGGACATTCTACTATTCATTCAGGAGCTTACCTATATGGCGAGATAGGAGTTGACCAATCTAATATTGGTGGTTTAGTTAATTTAATAGGCCGAATTTCTGTTAAGAAATCAAGAATTACCGCACCACTTGAATTAAGTGGTGATTACGAACTTAATTTTGATGTGAGTGATCCCCATAGCGTTATTGGTTATAACGTTGGAATGCCTGGAAGTAGATTATTCGCCATTAAAAATATTGTCGCCAGTAAAGTCGAAGATAAATGGAGTACTGGAGATTTTGTAGGTACTGGTGCAGAATTGATTGATTTTATACGCGATAGTGATGATGAACAAAGAATTAATTATGTTCGTAGTATTGTTGAACATCACTTGAATTTCTTCAAACTGAAAGGAAATTAATTATGGAAAAGAAATACGAATTGATTAAAGACGATACATTATCTTGGAAAAGTCTCGAGGGTGAAACTATTACGCTTTACCGTATCCGAGCATTAAAAGATTTTGAATGTCCAATTAAAGAGGATTCTTTATTTAATATTACTGTTAATAAAGGTGATCTTGGTGGGTACATTGAAAAAGAAGAGAATCTTTCTCACGAGGGTGGTTGCTGGGTATTCCATAAAGCCCGAGTCTATGGAAATGCACAGGTATTAGAAAATGCTTGTTTATATAACCTAGCAAATGTATTCGGAAATGCAGTTGTTAAAGGCTATGCTCGTTTATTGGGATCTGCTTATGTCTATGGTGATTGTGTTATTTCTGATCATGTTGAGTTAGATGGGTATGTATCGGTAGGTGATACCTCTAAACTTTCTGGAAGCTTATCTATTAGAGATAATTGTCAGGTACATGGTGAATCTGTTTTAGATGGTGATATTAGTCTAGGTGGTTCTGTTCTTGTTAATAATGCTAAACTTATTGGGGAAGTTAGCCTCAGTGGTGCATTCACCATTAATTTTGATGTTAGTGATAATAACGATATCGTGGGATATGTTATTAATCTCAGAACAGACGGATCGGTTTCACCTATTTATTCTCATTGTTATCTTACTGCGTCTACTAAAGAAGATATTTGGTCAGAACGTAATTTTAAAGGTACGGGTGAAGAACTCATCGAATCCTTTTCACGTATAGATCCTGAACGTATTGGTTACTATTGTAACTTAGTGGAATTCCACAAAAAGCAATATAACCTTTAATATAAAGTACTCCTCTACCTAACAGGGTAGAGGAGTATTTTTTTTAGTTTATTTCAAATATATACTACTATTGTGACCATTTGCAATAATGCAAATTTTATCTAACTTTTTAAGGAAATTATCATGAAAAAATTTTTATCGTTGATCGCTCTTTCTCTTACTCTTACTGGCTGTGCCGAATTAGGCACTGCTATTAACGCAGCACTCGATGTTATCCCGTCTTCTCCAGCTGTACAAAACAATGGTGATGATGTAGATATGATGAGTGACGAGTTCGCCAAGATCTATAACAACCAGTCCAAGCAATGGTGTCATTACCCAGCTGACTGTAAAAAGAAAAAGTTGGGTTTTGATCGATATGTTTATTTTGAGGGTTACCTGACTAGTGCATATACCCGTGAGGCGGTAGGTCATGTCGGTAATAACCTGGCACGAGCTGCTTGGAAAGCGGCAGTATGCCAAGAAGCTCAATTGAAAACTGGATGGAAGGCTGGATGTGGATTTATTTCCCTCGTCAAGGAAGTAGAGCGTCTCGAGGAAAAACGTCGTGATATCTACGGTTTCCAATACGGAAAAATCTTTACCAAAGACATCTAAACAACAAAAAGAATCTACTAAAACAGTAGATTCTTTTTTTTAATTTTAAAGGATAAACCAATGAAGTTTCTAGGATACGTAACAAAAGAAGAATTAGAAAGTACAGTAAACCAACTTTTCGATAGAATATTTATTGTGACTATTGATTATATTCATTTAATGAATATTAACGAAATTCAGAGATATGGTTCTATAACATCTGGAGATTTAGAAGACGATAAAAAGAATGCTAATGAAAGAATTACTGTAGGGATGACGATTCCTAAGTTAGTAGAATTGTATAAGAATCAGATTCCTTTTTATTTAACCAATCGTACTGATGACCGTACGATGTACGAGATTATTTTTAAACACATCCACGAATGGCGCGTCTATGCAGAAAATACAATTTACTTAAATTCTGTACCGTTTGAAGACTTAATGGATCTTTCTGAATTTGCCAGTGCCATTTATAAATCTCGTGATCAGACTAAAGACATCGATCCAGAAGTAGCAAGACTAAGAAATAGATTTGGTAGAGCAAATGGTTTCTTGGGTATTTCTGATATCATTAAACCAGAAGCTAAGAAAGAAGAGAAGAAAACAGAAATCGATCCACATCAACCAGATGCCGCCATCTTGGATCAAATTTATAACAATAGGAGATTTTAATGTTAGAAGGCTCCCCAATTACTGAAGAACTATTAAAAGTAGCCAGATCTCGACAAGGACTGGCTAAATACGCATACAGTTCTTTAATCCATATTGTTGAAAAAGGTTTAACTTACCAACCCATTAAATTATTAGGCTTAGATATTGAACGAGATTATGAACATAATCTTGCAGATGTCGTTACTTGTGAAATCGCAGTTTCTCCAGGTACTTGGACAGACTATGTAATGCCTAATATTGAAAATATCGAAATATCCATCATCGCAGAACCTACTAATTTCAGAGGTGAAACCATTGTTACCCGATATCGTGCTTATTGTAAAACCATGGTGGATTTTCGTAAGACAGATGCTCGTTTGCAAAACGTCAACACAGAAACCATTAACCGAATGGATATTGTAAAAGTAGAATTTCAATTAGTACCATTACTTGTTGAAAAATTACTCACTTTACAAATAGGTACTAATGTCGTTAACTCTAATGTTACTGATGCACTTACTGCCTTACTCATGGGTGAAGCTTCTAAATTAGAAGGTTTAGAAAATTCAGACATGTTAAAAGGTGTGGATATGGTAGAGGCGGATAACACGACAGTTTACGATAACATTCCTATCCCTCATGGTGTTAAGTTGTTAGAGTTACCATTGTACATGCAGAAGAAGCTATATGGCGTCTATAAGCAAGGTATGGGACACTACATCCAATCAGGAATGTGGTACGTCTATCCAAAGAACCGAACCAAAAGAAATGATGATAAAGTAAGATTTACAAATATTTATATCTCTCCAAAAGACTTTTTAAAATACGCAGAAAGTACTTGGACAAAAGAAGGTAGTGACTTATTTATTATCGCTTCTTTAGATGGTGAGTCTAAGGATATTTCTACATCCGCTAATACTTTAAATAAAGGTAATGGTATTCGTGTCATTAATCCAGATATTCAGACAACTGATGATTCTGTAAAGGTAGCAGGCAATAAAGCTTATATTTCACGAGCTAACAATGTTTCAGAAGTCATTCTTAATGATTCTAAGAATGGTGTGGTAAATGCTCCATTAATAACCGAACAAAAAGATACGAATATTTACGAACAAGTATCTCAAGTAGAAGGAAGAAATGGTAAGCTAATTGCATTAGTATGGCAGAATAGTCAAGCTGACTTAGTTAAGCCAGGTACTATTGTCAGAGTACACTATACCGAAGGACACACTAGTCGACAAGCCATGATAGAAGGTATTGTGGTTAAAGCCCACCACTATATCCACGCAACATCTGATTCAGTGGTATCGACACAATACACTACTGTAACTGGTTTGTTTATCTTTGTTAGAGATTAATATTTTCACACTACTCCAATTAAGGAGTAGTGTGATTTATTTTATTTTAAGTATATAACATTAATGTGTATTAACCCAACTTAAAAAGGAATTTTCTATGTTAATCACTAGCAACACTAATGAGGTATTTTACGAAGTAACCAAACTGAAAAGTAAGCCGAAAAATACCAATCTACGAAATTATTTAAATTCAAATTTCAAATTGTTTGCAGGTATTCACTGTTTATACATTGGTGAATTAAAAGGCGGTGCATTAGATGTTTGTGTCATCATGAACGATGGTTCAGTATACAATGTAAATGCTCAAGCAAATAATCGTATTGGTGAAGACATTCATGATTCAGTCATGAGTGCGTTGAAATTTAAACATGATTCATCATGTTTCTACCGACCTGAGGATGAAACATTTGAAGAATACCTTTCTAAATATAACCATACTTATTTATCACCTACTACACCTAACATGGTGAAAACGGTTGAAACAACCATGCCTAATCGTAGAGTGTATCTTTCACTTACTAAGATTAAAGCAATGAATGTTATTTACAGTTAAGGAACAATAATGTATTGGATAAATGATGGAGATGAAAAGAAATGGAAACTAAATTGACGACCGATAAAAAGTACGAATTAGTACCCGAAACTATTACTGAATTCTATTGTAGACCCATGTATCGTATTCGTGCCTTAAAAGATTTTTCTGATGTCAAGAAAGGTGATTTAGGCGGATACGTAGAATCTGAATATAATCTTAGCCAAACAGGTAATTGTTGGATCTACGATGATTCTATCGTAGGTCTAGGAGCTAGGATAATTGATAATGCCATTGTTAAAGAATGTTCTACAGTTATTGAACATTCTGAAATTTCAGATAGCGCCATTATTGAGAAAGGTTCACTTATTGATGAATCTTCTATAGTTTGCGATCAATCTAGGGTGATTAAATCTATAGTAACAAACAGGTCATCGGTTATTTACAATTCCACGATCCATGAAAAGTCTTTAATCGAACAGAGTTCATGCATATGCGGAGCAGTAGTCGGACCTAATACTCATGTCAAAAACGGAGCGGTAATTCGTTTTTACATTGCTAGCAGTGAAGATTATGTCGTATATAGCTCTCCGTTCTCTTATTGTCGATCGCTTACCGCTTCTACTAAGGCAGATATCTGGTCATGTGATCCTCATGCTGATACAGCTGAGAAATTAAGAGAGTTCTTGATTGAAGACGAAGTTCTAAAAGAAGATGACGAATACTTAAGATGGTACGACAGTATCGTCGCTTTCCACAAGAACTATTTTAATATTAAGTAGAATATACTCCTATCCTTAACTGGATAGGAGTATTATTTTTTTTTGATTTAAGTTAGATGCTTTTCGTATGACTAGTATTCTATAGGAGATTTTCATGATAGTACATTTCCCTATCGTTAGCGAGAAGCAAACAATTGTTAGACCCATCGCTTTTAAAATTGTAGATGATTTAAGAAAATATCTACGTATGGGTATTTTAGAAAACCCATTAATTGTCCATCTGGATGAAGAAGGTGTACGTAAAGAAAAAGGTACTTCTACCGAAGAGAATGGGCAAGAAGGCATTATTGAAGCAGGTGCTGAGAGTATTGTCATTACAGTTGAAGAAGAATATGGCGAACAATCTTTATTACAATACCAAGATTGGTCTCAAGAATTCATGCCTATCTTTTTTGAACCTAATACCCAAACACACATCACACCTTATTATTCTCATGTAACCATGAAGTTTAATATTACTTACCGTACGCAATCTAAACATACGGCAAGAGCATGGTTAAATTCTGTTAAATCTAAGATGAGGATGTTTACAGATACTTATCCACATCACTTAGAATACCATTATATCGTAGATGACAAAGCAGTATATATTTTATCGGAAGTTTATAAATTAATCAAAAATAAAGATAAAAATCTACCGCCATTATCTACATGGTTACAAGATCACTTCACTCATCGATTTGGTATGATTTCTGATTCAGCAGGCATTAATACTAACTTTGCTGTTTCTGAAGTACAAACAAATATTCAAGGTTATTACGATACTGATGGGATGATTGAAGAGGGTGATAAAGTAGAAGGTACGCCTGGTTGGATTTGTACTTTTCCTTATTTAGTGCGTTACATGAAACCAACTTCTTTATCTATTTACTATCCTAGAGTGGTTTATAATCAAATCGTTCCTGCTGTATTAATGGGTGTGGATCAAACCAATACGGTTCAACCTAATGCTCCTACAGAGTATCCTGAAGACTATACGGTGTTTACAGATTCAGCTTATCATTTAGCTAAATTCACATCAATGACCGATAGTCATTCTTGGGAAGAATATAAAGGTATTTGTGTCCCTCATTGGAATGAATTTGCACCTGCTCAAGATTTCTCTATCCGAGGAACAGAAAGATTTGTAGATCAACTGATTCTGTTTGATGATGAAGATGATATTGGTTGTCAGATACTGGATTTAAGGGATGAGAACAATGAGTTCAAAATCGATCCTGAATTATTAGAATTTATTATTTCAGAACAGAATTATCTACTAGATACAGGACAATCATTATTCCAAATACTGCTTTATCAGAATGACCAAATGATGTCTAGAAGTGCGGTTAAGATAGATAAAGAAGGTAAACTGTATTTGAATCAAAAAATCGATTTAAAACATACCTACAATATTCGTATCGCGATTTATTACGATTGGACTTATTTATCACCAGATGCCATTAACCGATTGCGTTACTGGTTAGATAAGTTGAAACTGCACCCAATGTTTAATAAATATTACTCTGATCTCTATAACCGAGTGATTGATTATCTTAAAGGTGGTCGAGACAGTAATAATAATGACAACTGGGGTCGTGATTACAATCGCTGGAATATTAGTAATATTAAAACGGTACAGACTTTCTATCTTATTAATTATCGAGATAGATCGCAATCAGAAGGACTAGACAGATATGCCTAAGTTAGTCAATAGTAATTATAAACCTGAACAAAACACGCCTGTTCATGAATTAATTGAAAAACCAAAGATAATACCTAAAGATTTTAAATCAGTAATCGTAGATACTAAAGAAGAACGGTTAGACACATTAGTTCAATATGCGGAAGGTTCTCGTCAAAAAGTAACTTACTTTAGACAAAGATTGTCTAAGAACGATTCGGTTACTCATTTCTCTTTAGATGCCAGTGGTACTGTTCAGCAATACGAGCGTATTGATGGATTAGAAATTCTTCTACAAGGATCATTAGGTACTTCTCAATCCACTACTGAATTGAGGACTACTGAGATTACTGGTGAAGCACATGTATTGCCTCCTGTTATTCCTAACAAAGGCGATATCATGTTGATGGATATTGGTCGCAATACCATAGGTTGGTTTAACATTAATGAGGTAAGACGTTTAACCCATCGTCGTAATACATTGTACGAAATCCAATTCTCAATGGCTTATGAGATTCGAGATCAAATAAACGATCCTCGCATCATTAACTTAAATCAGAAAACCATTGAAGTATTAAAGTATTCTATTGATTATTTAAAAGCTGGACAGAATCCATTACTCACGCCTAAGAAAGCCGATACATTTTCTTTCTTAAGAGGAGAATACGATAGGATCTCTCGTTATTGGTTTAGAAAGTTTTACCATCGCTTTTACGAAACTTGTCTCGTTCCTAATCAAAGAACATTGATTTACGATGGTTTCTTCATGAGAGCAATTCAGCAATGGTTTTCTTCTCAGAGATATCCTGAAATGGTTCATTTTAGAATTTATACTGATGACGAATTTCCTATATTGCAAACGACTTCTATCTGGGATGCAATTACGGAAAGAGATCCATATCTCTTAAAAGAATCATTTAGTAAGTCTTGTGCGATTACATTAGAAGAATTTACCAATTCGCCTAATTTTGCTTCTATTCGCTATTCTGCATTTAAAGCAGTAGTGGCTCCCT